CAGGATGACCTAACTCACCAAATGCTCTTCTCTTTTCGACAAATTCGTTGTTATAACGATTAACTTCTTTAATCATTATTTCTTTAGGATAAACTCTACCGTTTCTGTTCTTAATATCTGCTTGTAGAAAGACACCCTTTATCTTATAGTTCTTTTTACCGTTAGCATCTTCTATTAAATATTCGGCATCTTGTATTTCTTCGGATATTAGTTTCATGATTTTCTCTCTCTAATAACTACTATTTATAAAAGTTATCACCTAAACTCAATAACAATCGTATAACTATCACCTAGTGAAAAATTTTTCGTTGAAAGTAACAAATCTCCGGTAGGTGATGTTGCATTATTTGTAATCTCATTACCTGGTGTTCTAAAGTCCCAAGTGTTTTGACCTGATAATATAACAGCAGTTGCATTACCTTCAGAAGTTCCACCCTCCCACAATAACTCTACTGCACCGTTTCTGTTTAACGTGTTAATAGACCAATTTATTCTTGCAATTTTTCTATTACCATCTGCTGTCATAAACGTTTCATTTGCGGCCGTAATTTTTTCAACAAGTGACTCACCAGTACCATCAGATATATTGGTCAACTTTGCAACATATTTTACACCAGAAGTATCTGCTATTTCTAATATTGATACTGTATCTGCCATATTTACTCCTCTTTTAATTCTTTTAATATATCTTCAGGTTTTGTATTTTCATATGGGTCTGTAGCACAATCATCTTCTCGACCTGGTTCTTCCCATATTTTTTCTACAATACCTGTATTTACTACCATTGCATATCTCCAAGAACGATAACCAAAACCCTCAGGGTCTTTTCTCACTAACATTCCCATTTGTCTTGTAAATTCTCCACCACCATCTGGTATAACTTTTACATTCTGTAAGTTATTGCTTTTTGACCATGCGTTCATAACAAATGCATCATTTACTGACATACAATATATCTCATCAATACCTATTTTTTTAAACTCAGGTGCTAACTTTTCAAAATCTGGTAATTGATATGTCGAACAGGTTGGTGTATATGCTCCTGGTAATGAGAATAATAAAACTCTCTTTGCTCCAAAATAATCATCAGTTGTTACATCTTTCCAACTAAAATTTCCTTCTGCATCTTTTACTCTAGTTTTAAAAACTATATTTGGCACTTTCCAAACTTCTTCACTCATTTTTACTCCTCAATAAAATCTTTAAAATAATTTAATGACTCAATAAAATGTAATGGTTTCATATCTCTTTTCTTACCCAGAATAAAAGTTAATGTCCATCTTCCTTCACTAGAAGGATTCCAGGTAGAATGTAATCTACCAACATTATATAAACTAGGTCTATCTATCGTTCTTTCTAAAACCTTATTACAATTCTTTTCTTTTGCCCACGCATACTTTGTTAGTGGACCTATTTTTTTACCTTTAAGAAATAATCTTATTCTTTCGGGTATTGTTGCCATTTTTATTTTACTGCATTTAACAGTTCTAGTCATATGACTTTCATAAAAATTAACAACTTTAACTTTTCTTCTATCTTTAGGTTCCCACCAAATAGTTTTGCTATCAGGTGAACCCCAACTGAAACTTAATTTAACTTTATCGGATAAATCTGGTGTATCACTATGAATACGGATACCATCTTTTGGTGCTGAATAAACAGAATTTGTTTGTATTCTATAAAGACCTATGCTATCAATAAAATCTAATATCGGTTCAGTTTTTAAATCCTTATCGTTAAAATATATAAACTCACTGTAGTCTTTTAATTCAACACTATCATATAGTGTAGGTTTATCAAAATTAAAAGGTAGTTTCAAGTACCTATGATATAACTGCATTAACTCTTAGGCGCACAAGCACTTGCGTGTCCGTCTGCCAATGTAATTGTATCAGTCGTTGATTTTTCTATCACTATAGAATCACCAGCTGCGTGTAAATAAAACTGACCTAGTGTTGTACCACCAGAATTTTTTACTGTACCTGTTTGAGTTGCAGCTGTGGCGACACAATGAACAAAGTGTGCGTTACCTATATTGTTAGCATCAGGATTGTTAATTACACTTCCCTTTACTTTAATTGTATGACTCATTTATTTCTCCATATTTTCTGAAGTTACGTTATCTATAAAATCTTCTATCTCAAATTTTTGTACGTTATATTTTTCACAAACATTATCAATTGCTTTGTTAAACTTAATTAAAAGATTTTCTTTACTCTTATCAGTTTCAACTAAACTTAACATATCTTTTACAGCATCTTTCATTTTTGGGGAAAGTTTTGAAAAAGATTCTGATTTTACTGAGTCAAACTCTTTAATTAATTCACTTATCTTCATCTCTTAAATCCATATCTACTTTTACTTCATTCTTATTTATAACTGTACCATCAGGTGCAAAAGTTCCGGGTTCAGCAACTTCGGGTTTACCAACATTATGAGGTGCTTGTTCAAATTCACCTTGTTGTGCTTTGAATAATGCTTGTGATAATTCTTTTCTTTTATTTTCTAAAGCATCTCCCACTTTTGCCCTTATTGCATCTTTGAAATCCTCACCTGCATCTATGTTATTATCTTTATATACATTGCTAATAAAACTTTTTATTTGTTCACTCATTAAAAACCTCCTGTGTTTTGTTCATCTGGTGATGCTATGATACCATCATCAATTTCTTTCTTAATTTGTTGGTCCATATCGTCAATTTCTTTTTCGTTTTGTTTCAAAATATTCTTTCTGATGTATTCTACAGAGTAATATTTACCAACATAATCTCTCATACTCATTGCTAAATCTAATCTATTTCTTAATAACTCTGTATCTTTTAGTTCAGCAAAATGACCATCTTGTAAATAATCATACTGAATAGATTTAGATATAGTGTACCAGTCTTCTTCTGCTATAATTTTTTTTAATATTAGTTGAGTTCTTAAAATATCATTAAACAATTCTGTAAATCTTTTTCTTAGTCTTTGTACAAACTTTGTAAATTTAAGTTCATCTCTAGATATTTCAGATGCTCTACCTAAACTAAAACCATCTTGTGACTCTAATCTGCTTACTGGCACATTTAAACTTCTATATAATTTTTTTTGAAAGTAGTTAACATCTTCCATCTCACCTAGATTCTGACCACCAGGTAATGTGGTTATATCAGTGCCTCTGCCACCTTCTCTTGAAGGTAACCAAAAGTCTTCAAGCATTGACATATAATTTCTGTCATCTCTAATTTCTCCTGTAGATGCGTCATAGACAAGTTTGTTTCTATATCTTGCCATAACATCTCTCAAATACTGTTCTGCTTTTTGCTTTGGTAAATTACCCACATCAATCTTAAATATTCTTCTCTCAGGTGCCCTTGCTATTCTGTATATAACAACAGCATCTTCAATCATTCTCAACTGATTAACTGGTTTGATTGCTTTATGTAAATACGATAGTACCATGTTTGCTTTGTTTTGGTCAATTAAACCTGAAGGACAAAAAGCAATAGTATCAGGTGCTATTTTTATACCTGAACCAGCAGTTGATTGCGAAACTCCTTTTTCATTGAACAAATAATACTCAATGTATTCGTCAACAATAGTTAAGTCAACTTTACCATTTGGTCTGACTTTTTTTACTTCTCTTATTTTTTTAATTTTTCTAGGGTCAATATATTTTAATTCTGTTATACCTTTAGTAGGGTCTTTTCTATCAATTAACTTTTGAAAAAATATTCTACCATCAACATACCATCTTCTGAAAATATCGTGACCTTTAACATTAAAATTTAGCAATCTTAATATATCACCAAATTCATGCTCAATTTTTCTTCTGATATCTTTACCATAAGGCAACCCTTCAAGATTAATTCTTACCGGGTCTTTCATTTCGTTAGAAACAATTGCCTCATTTACAATATCTTCAACTGCCATATCACATTCTGGGTGAATAGCAATCTCTCTATATCTTCGGATTAAATCTGCTTCAGTCTTAGCAGTAGCATCCATGTCCAAAAACGTGCCAAAATAACCACCAGCATTGACGGTTTGGGTACCGTCATCTGCTTGGGTGGTCGTAAAGTCCTGTTTTGGGTCGGTTTGCTTCTTAATCCTACCTATTTGAAATCCAAACAATTCTGCCATAATTTATCTCCTAACCACTATTTATGATACTTTTTAAGTAGTAGTGTTGGACTCAAAATACTGATAAGTTAAGGATACTTCAAACGTTTCAATTTCTGTTTCACCATATCCTAGTGTAATATTACCTACACTGTCAGGATAAGCACTTCTTAATGTATATGATTTGATTGTTTCTCCATTTCTATCTAGTTGGTCAACGAAAACGTCAACCATGTAATCGGCAGGATTAGTTAGACCTTCATTATCAGTATGGTTGTTTATACCATTCTGCCATCTTTCAAATGCGTTTCTTAATTTAAAGTCAGTGTCATTTATAATCGTTAATCCCATAGCTGCATATTCTCTTTCACCTGCGAAATTAATTGCTCTGCCTCTAAAATCAATAGTCACATTACTAACAGTAGATGCTGGTAATTCTGCACCACTGCATAAGAAGGACATTATTTCTATCTCGCCTCCGACTTGAGAGTAACCAGGAAAAGGACACGTTACCTTAAACTGATTGGCTCTTGCTCCACCGCCGGCGAGTTTTGATTTAAAATCTGCTATATTTGCCATTTTTTATCTACT